GATTGGTGTAGTTAATGTTTTATTTGTAAGCGTTTCAGAACCAGCTAATGAAGCAAAGTCAGCATCAGATACGGCCGTATTAAATTGAGCTAAAGTACCAGTAATAGTATTTGTACTTAAAGAAATTGATTTATTTGTTAAAGTATCTGTAGATGTTTCGGTAACAACAGTGCTTTCTAAAGCAATTGTAAGTGTATCTCCAGAAATACTTGTATCAATACCAGAACCGCCAGCTATCTTTAACGTTTCACCTAAACTGATTGTTGTAGTAGTTGAACTGTCATCAGTTAAAGTAAAATTTGAATTTGTTAAAGATGAATTTCCAATATTTGATATTGTGTTTGATGAACCACTTATAGTTTTATTTGTTAAAGTTTCTGTTCCAGCTAATGAAGCTAAATCAGCATCTGATACGGCCGTATTAAATTCGGCTAGTGTGCCTGTGATAGTATTTGTGCTTAAAGAAATTGATTTATTAGTTAATGTATCTGTAGTAGCTTTACCAACCAATGTATCAGTCGAAGTAGGTAACGTTAATGTTCCAGTGTTAGAAATACTTGAAATGATTGGTGTAGTTAATGTTTTATTTGTTAAAGTTTCTGTGCCAGCTAATGAAGCAAAATCAGCGTCTGATACTGCTGTATTAAATTGAGCAAGTGTACCAGTAATAGTATTTGTGCTTAAAGAAATTGATTTATTAGTTAATGTATCGGTTGATGTTTCTGTAACTATTGTGCTTTCTAAAGAAATAGTTAAAGTATCTCCTGATATTAATGTATCAACACCAGAACCTCCAGCTATTTTTAGTGTTTCACCTAAACTAATTGTTGTTGTTGATGATGTGTCATCTGCTAATGTAAAACTTGAATTTGTTAAAGATGTGTTAGCAATTGTACCTGTAATTGAACCTGTAACTATTAAATTTCCTTCTACTACCAATCCTTCATTAATATTAATTGTAGAAGAATCTGAAGATGATAAGGTTGTTCCTATAATTTGAATTGAAGAAGATTGTAAAGCACTTGTTCCATTACCTAAAAGAATTGAATTAGAAGTAAGTGTATTTGTACCTATACCTCCGTAGGTTACACCTACGACTTCATTTGCCTGATATTCTGCTAGTCCAACGGCCGTGGCACCGTCATAGACTGTACGTATAGGTATTTTTTCTATTGCCATATTTTATTCCTAAAAGAAAAACAAGGTATTACCTTGTTCGTAACCAAGTTGTGAACCATTATTTAGTGTAAAATTTGCCACTATCTTCTCTGGATCGGCCTTAAAGTCTAATTTTGTATTGTATGATACTAAGCCACCAGCATTTGTATAAAAAGGAACTGATTGAACAGGTGAACCATCAACACCGGCCAAAGCAATATTTTTAGTTACAGCACCAGATATTTGAACGTTTGAGTTTAATGGTAATGTAGCACCTGTTGCTGAAATTGAGATAGTTCCTGTGCCATCTGAAGAAATTGTAGCACCGGCCAAATCAATCGTATTGCCAGCAAGATATAAAGAACGCCATCTTTTAGATGTAGAACCTAAATCGTAAGTTTCTGTTGTACTAGGCAATACATTACTGCCAATTGATGTTAAGTCGGTGTTTGAACTATTAAAATTAGCAACAGTAACTATACTTTCACCATTTCTTACAAAAACTTTTTTATCTGTAATATTAACGGCTATTTCACCATCTTCTAAATCACTTGTAGTAGGGACAGCAGCAGCAGTTGTTGTTCTTTTAAGTTTTATTACAGTTGATGGTGGTAGTGACACTTATTCTCCTAAGTTAATAATTAAAATGTTCCGCCGTCTATTTTTGTAATTGATACTGAACCTGATGTTACTAAGAAGTTTGCTGTTGGGAAAAAAGCCACACCAGCATTTGAAGATGTTGCTAATTCTCCTGATATTCTTACAGTGTTACCTATAACAGTTGTATCTATTCCTTCGCCAGCTAAAAATTCAATATTACCACCTAATGATACTGAACCTTGTGTAGAACTTTCATCTGTAAAGAAAATTGCTGAATTTGCTAATTTAGCATTTGTAACAGCACTGTTCTGTATTTTAATAGTTGTAACAGCATCAGTTGCCAATTCATTAGCAGTAATACCTGAAGCTTTAACTCTTAAAGCATCAGAAGAAACTTCAATTGTTGTGTTATCAACGGCAACATCTAAAGTGTTACCAGTTTTTGTTAAAGCATTACCAGCACTGATTTGTCCAGCTCCTGAGAACTGACTAAATGTAATGTTTGTTGTACCTAAAGTAGGTATGCCATTAAATGAAGTTACATAACCATTGTCGGCATTATCTGTACCTTCTTCAACAAAGAAAAAAGCACCGCCTGTTAATTCGGCTGCTGTATCAGCATCTGACCCTCTTGTTAAAACAAAGGCAGCAGCGCCTGAACCTGTAGTAGTTACAACGTAAATACCGTTTTGAACAGCATTTGCTTGGTCTTTAATTAAAACTCTATCAGCAACCGAAACTGTAACACCATCAATTGTTAAAGCACCATTAGCGTTAGCAGTTAAAGTACCAGCTCCATTATTATAAGTAACGGCCGCTAAAGCAGCTGTTGTAGCAACTCTTACAGATTTTTTAACATCTAATCCATTCGCTACACTGTCAACGTATGCTTTTGTAGCAGCGTCTTGGTCGCCTGATGGATCAGAAACATTTGTAATTCTACTTGAATTTACATCTACTGTACCAGTTCCTTTTGGATCTAAAACTATATTAATATTTGAATCACTACCAGAAGAAGCGATTGTAACACCATTACCTGTGGCTGAGTTTGAAATTTCTAACTGGTTTACGGCCGAACCAATTGTATTGAATATAATTAATTCATTACCATTGGCATCAGCAATAAAACCATCATCAACAATTTTAGGTGCTGTTAATGTTTTATTTGTTAATGTATCAGTTGTAGCTCTACCAACTAAAGTATCTGTAGAAGTTGGAAGTGTTAATGTACCACTATTACTAATTGAAGAAATTATTGGTGTTGTTAAAGTTTTATTTGTTAATGTATCAGTTGTAGCTCTACCAACTAAAGTATCTGTAGAAGTTGGTAAAGTTAATGTACCACTATTACTAATACTACTAATGATTGGGCTAGTTAAAGTTTTATTAGTTAACGTATCTGTAGAAGATTCTGTTACTACTGTACCATCAATAGCTATAGTAATTGTATCACCAGAAATAGTTGTATCAACACCTGTGCCGCCAGCAATTTTAAGTGTATCTGAACCTAAAGTTATATCAACTGTAGATGAAGTGTCATCTGAAATTGTTAAAGTTGTAGAAATATTTTGTGTTGAAGCACTTGTAATTCTACCTTGTTGATCTATAGCAATTACTGGAATAGCTGTAGAAGAACCATATGTAGCTGGTGTAACAGCAGTGTCATCTAAATCTATATTAACAGTATCGCCTGAAATAGTAGCTGTAATGCCTGTATCTCCAGAAATCTTTAATGTTTCTCCTAAACTAATTGTAGTTGTTGAAGAAGTATCATCAGCTAAAGTAATTGATGAATTTGTTAAAGATGTATTACCAATGTTTGATATTGTATTGTTAGCACCACTTATAGTTTTATTAGTTAATGTTTCAGAACCAGCTAATGAAACTAAATCAGCATCTGATACTGCCGTATTAAATTGAGCAAGTGTACCAGTAATAGTATTTGTGCTTAAAGAAATTGATTTATTTGTTAATGTAGTTGTAGAAGATGCTGTTACTACTGTACCATCGACAGCTATAGTAATTTTATCGCCAGAAATAGTTGTATCAATACCTGTGCCACCTTCTATCTTTAATGATTCACCTAAACTAATTGTAGTTGTAGATGAACTATCATCAACTAAAGTAATTGATGAATTATCTAAAGATGAATTAGCAATGTTTGATATTGTATTACTAGAACCACTAATTGTTTTATTTGTTAATGTATCAGTTGTAGCTCTAGCAACTAAAGTGTCTGTAGCTGTAGGTAATGTTATAGTACCTGAATTTGAAATAGTTGAAATAACAGGACTTGTTAAAGTTTTATTAGTTAATGTATCAGTTGTAGCTCTACCAACTAAAGTATCCGTTGATGTTGGTAAAGTTAAAGTACCTGAATTTGAAATAGTTGAAATAACAGGACTTGTTAAAGTTTTATTTGTTAACGTGTCTGTTGTTGCTCTGCCAACTAAAGTATCAGTAGAAGTTGGTAAAGTTAAAGTACCTGTATTACTGATTGAAGAAATTATTGGTGTTGTTAAAGTTTTATTTGTTAAAGTTTGTGTACCTGTTAAAGTTACTACAGTGTTGTCAATGTCTAAAGTAATTGTAGAACCAGAAGCTGTTGAAGTTAATCCTGTTCCACCTGAAATTCTAACTGATTGACTTGTTGGTACAGTGATAACAGTTGAAGAATCATCAACAAAAGTTAAATTTGCACTCACATCAGCAAAACTTAAAACACCAGAACCATCGACTTGTAAAAATTGGCCATTTGTACCGGCAGCAGCAGGTAAAGTAATTGTGTGAGATGTTGTTACAGAATTAGGAGATTTTAATGCTACAAAATTAGAACCGTTATTTGTTCCTTCATTAAATTTAATTGTACCACCTGTTGAAGCACTATTTCCTATAAAAAGTTCGTCTATGGCCTTATTTGAATCTACAAGAATTGCTGAAGAAGCTGTTAAAGTTCCTATTGCATGATCTGTTAAATTTGTAAAATATTTACCACCAATGATGTCTATATTAGCAGCAACGCCGTTTGTTTCTGTTCCTGTTCCTATAAAAAGTCTATCACCGTTATTTCCTTGTGTACCAGCTCCATATGTGTAGGCCAGTTCGCCTTGTGCTAAAGCATTGGGTGCCGTTGTTCCTGATGAACGTAAAATCTGTAGTATTGTAGCCATTTATTCTCCCTAAAATGTTCCGCCGTTAAATTTTAATGTACCTGTAGTTGTTTCTAATTCTGTTCTTGCTACAAATTTTTCATCACTTGCTCGGTATTGCAATAGAGCACCATCTTGTATGCCTGTTGTAACAACGTCATTCAATAATTTTAATGATAAAGCAGTATTTTGTAAAGATGAACCTGATGGTAAAGTAACGCTTACCTTTTGTGGTAAACCACCTAATTTAGCTGAAATGGTTGCTTTGACCATAGTCCCTCTTTTAATTTATAATATTTATAAAAAAGTTATGTTATAAAATGATATAAAATTAAATTATTTTTTATAGAGTGACTGACGGATAAACAGTAATAATTCCTTCAATTACTCGTGTTACTGTGCTGTCGGAAGTCTTTAATATTTCAACGTCATAAACATAACGGCCTTCTTCTAAACCGTTTGTTTGGTCAGCATTTAACGATATTGTAACAACACCTGTGACTATATTAATTGCTGTTGTAAAGTTTGTTCTTGTATGTGTGGAAGCATAACCTTTGGCCATCTTAGCTGATGCTGTGTGGCCAGTAAGATTAAATATAGAACCGTCATCGCTAGTAACAGTTATATCACTAGAAAATGTTGTTCCTTGTTCTAGCCTAAGGTTTGCTATTGCGGCCATTTTTTACTTCTTAATCTTTGCTACTTCTTCTTTAATTTTGTCGTTATAATAAGAAGTTAATACGTCTATTTTTTCAATTTCAATTGTATGTCTAGTTCTACTTTGTTGTATCTCTTGTCTAGCCATTATTACATTTTTTAAATAAACACTTAGTTCTTCTTCTTTATATACTACACCGTCAATTGTTATGTCTGCCATATTTACTCACTTTCTTTATTATTGAAATTTATATCTGATTACTACTATACCTTTGCCGCCTGATTTACCACTATCTCCAACTATTCCAAAACCAATTCCACCTCCACCACCTCCAGTGTTAGCTGTTCCAGCAGTTGCTACGTGATTAACTCCTCCCCCTACTCCACCACCACCTGTTCCTCCTTCTCCACCATTACCTGTTCCATAATTTCTTGTACCTCCACCTCCACCTCCAGCATAAGTAACTGGTGAAACTGGATTTGAAATACTGTTTGCACTACCTGATCCTCCTGGTGAACCATTGTTAGCTGTTCCATCAGTTCCTGCTCCAGCCGCTCCACCTCCTCCTGATCCTGATCCTGTTGCAGCTGGTTGACTTCCTCCTGAATTTCCTTGCGGTGGACTTACTGGCGGAGTATTTCCTGCTCCACCTGTTCTTGGAGAACCTGTTCCTCCTGAACCTCCACCCGAACCTCCTGCTGCACCATTTGAATCATAATTACCTGCACCTCCTCCACCTGCTGAAGTAATTGTTGAAAATATGGAAGAATTACCAGGAGTAGCAGCTGGACCAGATGGTGTTCCACTAGATGCTCCACCAGATCCAATTGTTATTGGATATGATGTAATTGAAATTGGAAAAGATCCAGCATTACAACCTGGACTTGGAAAAGTTGTACGATAACCACC